CAGCTCGACATGTTTCCCAGTCACGATCGGAAGAGGAGATATAGACCCAGCGGCCGTAATGATGATGAGGGCGAGTTCTGCCCAGTTGTTAACGAGAAATTCCATCTATTTAGGGTTTGATGATTCAGGATTCTTGAGTGCTTCTACCTCGGCTTGCAGGGTCTCTATCTCGCTCAGGCGAGCGTTGACGAAATCAACTAAGCGGGTGAACATGTCGAGCTGTTCTTTGCCCGTCGTCGTGGCCCGCTCTTCAGGCGTCAATTCAAAAGGGTTATGCATGGTCAATCGTTATGGTGAGAGACTGGTTCTTATATTCTATGGTCGACGGGTTGAGGATGATGTTGGCTTGTAGAATGAGCGTATTCGCCAACTGCCAGAAAGACACCGTTTGCGTGGATGTCGTGTGCGTGTGCGTCGTCCACGCATCGTTGCCAATGATTGCGTTCAAAGCCCCGGCAGTAGGAAAAAACCCGGTGCCCACAAGTCCAAAGTTGCCGAGGGTTCCGGTAGGGGCGTAGACGTCAACCGTGTAGGAGATGGTAAACGTAGTCCCCACAGACAGAGGCGCGGCTAGAAAGACGTCCCCCGCGGCATTGGGGCCGATAGAAAAGCCAGCTCGTAGGTCTTGTGTAAGTGTAAGAAGCCCGGCCAAGTAGCTCCCAAAACCTGTTGACAGTCCTCCCGTCGTGGTCCATGTCAGAGGGGTCGATGAATTGTACTCGGCTGTAAACGTCGTTTGTTGTCCGTTAGACGTAGGATAGCCCCCTACAAAGGCGTCACTGGAGGAGCTGTACACCAAGGTCTCTCCGTCGGAAGGGTCGGACGTGGGTAAGCCGTAGGTGCTCTCTTGGGTGTTGGTAGCCGAGCCTATGAAGAAGTGTCCGTCGGCAAGGTTGGGCACGTCGTTAGTTCGACCGATGCACGATACTTGGAAGCCTTGTAGAATCGTTCCGTTTGTCTTTAGAACGATACCGACGTTCTGTATGAGGTACGTCCCGGTGGGTTTGGTTTGTGACAAGCCTCCTCCGGAGTTGCTGACATACAAGATGTCTCCCTCCGATAGTCCGCTAAAGCCGGAGATGTTCGTGTTGTATGTCCCGGTCATGATGGCAAACCCATCTTGGCCGCCTGCCGTTGTTGTTAGCTCGGTCTCTGCTATCCCGATAGCGGGCATCTTTGCCGGATCGCTTGCGTCTGCAATGCCTACTCTAATGCGTTCACTACCTCCAATCTCACCGCGTGAGTACAAAGGTGTCCCGGCCGCGATGGTTGTGCCCTCGTCATTCCTGACCGGAAAGTGTACCTTCTCGGCCGTGTCTGCGTCACCTCCAAAGGTCAACGTTATCTCTCCGTCTCCGTTGTCTGTTAGTGAGCCGTCCGGGACGTTGATGGTGGCCACGCTCAATACGTCGGGCGTCCCGTCCTCTTCTCGTACCCGTAGGAGGCCCCGCGCCTTGAATGAGGGGTACCCGCTACCTTCCGGCTCTACCCCTTCAAGGGGTGCGTTGCACGAGTCGTAGGAGTACGGTACCGATATGGCGAGGTCGAGAAGACACCCGGCCAGCGCGTTAGACTTCTCCTCTTCGAGGGGCGTCACTGAGGCGTTGACGAGATCGTAGTGGTATCCAAATTGGAAGATGTTACCTCCGTTCTGGATGTCGGCCAAGATGTCCTCGGCTACCTGTTCCGCGTCGCTTATGCTCTCCTTTTGGTAGCCTACCTTATCGGCCTCAGCCGGAGGCACCGAAAGGATATAGACCTCGAGGTTGTACGTCTTGGTTCGTGGTGTGTTGAAGTCGCCACCCGTATAGACGAGATGCAGGAGTGGGTACCTTTCAAACTTCGACAAGTCGACGTCGGCAGGAGAACCATACGAGAACGTCTCAATGAAGAAGTGATTGTCGCAGAACTCCTGAAACTTGGTGACGATGTTGTTGAATGTGATCATGTGCGAGCTTTAGCTTGAGCCTCTTCTTGCTTCCTGCGTATGTCGAGGTCTTTCATGAATGCGAGGTGGGTGAAGACGTGGCCCACCGTGAGCCGAGTAACCGCTTCCACTTGTAGTATGTCCTCACCAGCCAAGGTGTAGAGGACGGGATACCACTGCCACTTCTCATAAAATGGGTCACCTCCGTCGCCTTCTGAATCAAAGAGGACCGCAAAGTGAGATGAAGTTCTCGTTCGGTAGTCCAAAAAAAAAGCAACGCACCGGAGACGAGAGGCGCGGGCATATCCAAAAACACCGAGGCGTCCTCTTTGGCTGTGTACTGTTTGATGGTGTACTTGTCGCCCCACTTTCTGTCGATAGGACGGTAGAGGACGGCCATAGCTTTATGGGCCGCCTTCCAGAAGTCCCCGGTGTAGGTTTCCATATCAATCCATTCACCAGCCGTAAAGGACTCCCAGTCGGGAATGAAGCCGTACTCTACCCCATCAAGTTCGATAATAGGTTGGTGCCTATTTATCTCGGCCTTGCATAGGGCGGTGAGGTGTGCGTCTGCCTCAACGATTAAGGCTTGAGGCATCTTGCGAAGCTCGGCAAACGTTTTCCCTGTCACCACCTGTACCCGGTTGATGGGGTCTTGTGATGTCTCCAACACTTGCAGGTGTCGGAGGGTAAGGTCTTCGTACGATGAGGGCAGTCGTAGCTCCATATCTGAATGAGTTAAAAGGGGTAAATATCTCAGGTTATCCGAGGGCGTATTGCCCGAAGTTGGGGTTCGTCTGGTTCCATGTCACGGCATAGCGTGAGGCGTCCACGAAGTGGTTGAAGGCGTCGACGGGTTCGTTGAGTTGGCGTCCGTTCTTGTCCTCTTTGTACTTGTAGTTCCGGAGTTCTTTGATTCCGTTCACGCTTCGCTCTGTGATGAGGAGAGGACGCGACCGGAGAAAGTCAATCCCGGAGCGCACCGAGTCCGGGCCTTTCCTTGCTGGGTGTATGTTGAATCCGTGGCCGTGTATCTCGTCGATGGACTTAGGCTCTGCCGAGTCAGCCACAATCATAGCCTTGCCTACCTCCGCGTCTCGTAGGGTTTGAGCTATGGCCGCATTCGTGAGTCCGGTAGCGTAGCACACCTCATCCAAACAGAACCCGTGGCCGTCGGTGTACACCTTTACAATACAGGTGGGGTCGTTGGTATATCCGAAGTCGAGGCCGAGGTTGAGGAGCTTCCACCCTTCGGGGACTTGGGGTACTGTCTTCCAATGCGTGAGAATAGTGGCGCGGGAGACGCCCCGCTCGCCCAAGCCATAGACCCTCCAGTAGTCGGGGTCGGCTTCTTGTAGTCGTTCGATTTCTGTGACAGTGCCGGAGGAGAGAAACGGGTTGTCTTTGTAGGTTGTTTGGAAGAACTCATGGTCGTCGCGTGTGAGGATGTGGTCGTATATCCAGTGGAACTCGTCCGAGGGGTTGTAGTCGATGATGGCCCGTCCGGTAGTTCGGAGCATCAGTTGCCGCCAGTCTTCAAGGCTGAGTTCGTTGGCTTCGTTCACGAAGAGGATGTCACGCTTGCGCCCCCTGACCTTCTGAGGCTGGTCGACTGAGATGAACTCGACGAGGTTTCCAAACAGCACGTAGGTAGCCTCTGACTTATTGTGAAGGTCTACGTTGTAGATGTCCTCCCTTTCGAGTATCTCGAAGAAGTCCCGCATAACAGAGGCCCGGATAGCGGGGAAGGTCTTTCGGGCTATTGTGATGACCGCTCCGGAGTTTTCGTTGCGGTGGCATAGCTCAATCAAGGCCGTGAGGATGGAGTAGGTCTTGCCCGATCGCGTGCCGCCTTGGTGTACCTGAATCTTGGCCGGGCTACTCTTGACGTGGTAGTATGTGGCGGGTTGCCTCACAAGCTATCCAAAAACTCCTTGTGGCTCTCGTAGTATGTCCAACCTCCCTTCGTATAGCCCTTAGACCAATGGTGGTACACGTACCCGTTTATCTTGTAGCATCCGGCACTGGGCACGGTGTAGGCGATGCCACGTTCACGAAGCATCTTTTCCAAGACCTCCCGTGAGTGGCGTCGTTCAAGTTTTTTGCTCATGACACCGACGAGTCGTCAGACACGAACCACGAGAGCGGCTTCTTCTCGGCCACCTCAATCTCTTGACGCTCGACGTACCCCCTCCCCTTACCTTTGGTCTTCAGAAGGAAAATAGTCGCGGCTGGGTTGCCTTGTGAGATGAGCTTGTGCAAGTGGTGCTCGGCAAAGTCCAACACGACTTCCGGCAGGTTGTCACAGGCGGCCTTATATGCCGCGTCGTCTTTGAGCCAGTTGTAGTGAGTCTGCCTTGAGATACCCACCGATTCACAAGCCATCTTGACCACCCCCAACGCTTTGGTGAGGGCTTCAATCATGGCCACCTTTTTTGGGTCTTTGATGTCTAGTTCTGTCAAGGTATCATCTTGTCGCAGTGCTTGCATGGCTTTAGATTTTCGGATGGTTCTTGTGGTTCCTTTGGTTGGTCCCAGTCTATGTTCACTCCCCACGTCTTGAGCTGTTCAGGCTCCCACCCTCCGTTGGCGAGCATATCTTGGTCCCATTCTCCGTGGCTCCCGTTGTGTTTGATCATGGCCCTATGTTGCTCCTCTTCTGTCCAGTCCAATACGAGGCAGGGAATGACAGGCCATTCGAGAGCGCGACAAGCCCGGAGGCGTTGATTACCTGCGAAGACCTGCATTTGAGGGTTGACCCATAGCGGGTTGGCACACATGAACTTGGGGTCTTCGCCTATGCTCTGGATGAGGTCTTTCATTTTGGCCTTCCGGATGTATCGCGGGTTATTCGGATGCGTCTTCAGCTTGGCCGTCTCGATAAGCGTCGGAGGCGGTAAGAACATTCCGGAGTGTTTCTCGGATATGGTAGTCATTTATGGCGAGGTTTAGAAGTATCTCCCACGATTCGATGTCCTTGTGAAACACCCCGAAGGATGCCGTGTCGTCCTTTCCCGTGGTCATGGTAAACACCAGAAAGTCGTCGGACTCGTTCAGTATGCGTTTAACTTTTCGTAGGGTCATGCGTTCAAAAATTTCTCGTAGTTCTTGCGGTAGCTTCTCTCTAGGTCGAGGAGTTCGTTGCACCGTCGCACCGAATATACGCTGGTTGTGTGGTTTATACGGTTCAAAGATTTCGCGATTTCCGGATATGTAAAGCCACAATCCCGAAGGTATTTTGAAACCATGTGCCGGGTGTCGGCTATGTTGCCTCTTCGATCGTGTGCTATCATGTCGCCCCATTGCAGTCCAAGAGCCTCGACACCACGTCGGCACCTTTGCAGAGCCACCCGTTTATCGTAGGTCTGGTCATTGAGTTTACCGACGACAAGCCAAAGGCTGTCGACTACTCCTTCTCTTCTCTCCATGTCTTGGCACATATGGCGACGCGCTGTCTTTCGTTAGGGTATTCCGTGGTCATGGTGGGGTCTATCATACAGCGGGCTATGAACTCGCTCATCTGCTCCCGTGGTTCAGGCTTAGGTATCGGCATTGTCTACGATTTTTTTGAGGTCTGCAAGAAGTTTCCGGTTGCATGATGAGCACCCGTTCGCGCTTCGGTGAGGGCCTAGGAACTTGTGAGACAGTTCCGTAAGTTCTCCCGTCGTGCGGTATTGGTTATCCCTTTCGAGGAACTCTCGTATCTTCTCGACGTCCTCTTTGGTTACTGTGGCCTCCCATTTGCCCAGCGGGCAGGAGGCGGTTTTGAGTTTGGTTTTGGCAGGCATAAAACATCCACATAGTTTCGAGTCTGTGAAGGCTTCCGTTACCAGAGGCCCGCACGACTTAGTTGATTTTACAAAGTGCTCGCACCCTTGGCAGGTGGCGAGTCTTTTAGCTCTGAGGTGTGCGTTGACGAATAACACGACGAAGTTTCTTTTTAGATTGTGAGATGGACTCGTACAAGGTGGAGACGTTGATACCGCTTTCTCTTGAGACCTCGGCCATACTCCACCCGTCAAGATATAAAGAGAGAACGGTTCTATCAAACCATGCCAGATGGTCCGCCATTATCAGGGCCTCTTCTTTGCGTATCGCTTCGGAGAGGTCGTAGTGTGACACTTGCGGTTCTGGTGTTGCGTCTTCTATCTTGTAGAGCCTGCGAAATTTCCCAATGCTTCCGTTCCACATAGCGCGGTGGAAGTATCCGGGTAGGTTTCTCACTACCTCGTCGTTGCGTCGTATTCTCATGACGCATTCAAGGTATGTGTGGTGCACGAGGTCTGAAGCGTCGCGGTGCAACTTGCGAGCCATAAGAACAAGCTCGTCGTAGTGCTCCACGAACCACAAATCAAAGTCCCTTCGTGCTTCTGATTTCATCGACGAGTCTCTAGTAGTGGCGGTACATGGTCTCCAACTCTTGCGGGGTATGCTTGTAGGTCTGTTTCGATTTGATGTATAGACCGTCCGCGGTGCCCTCTCCGTAGTCGGAGTCAAGGTGCTGTGAGAAAAGGAACTGTTCCCCGGACCGGAAGCCGTTGCACCTCTTACACTGAAATTGAACGTTCTTCTCATCCCATCGAGTCGACATACACGCCCGGCTCATGAAGTGCCCCGCGTCGACTTCGGACCAGTGGCGCACAGCCCCACACGTATAGCACTCTCCCATACCTCTATGGTCTGCGGCTCTTAGTCTGACGTATTGAGAGAACACCGTGTCAATCTTCTTTACCATCGTCGATCGAGTCGTTCGGGTACGGGATGTGCTCCCTACCGCCCGATCGTGACTGGGAAAC